CCCAAGCTTAGCTTGGGATCTCGGGTGAGGCCTCACTTCGAAAGATGTGATCTTCCTATGAGCTGCCAATGATGGCTGCCTCGTAGTCTCATCCGTGGAGTACTCTCTGTATTGTTACATTGAGTGTTCGGAGGGATTTATGTCACGACGCGGTTTTCCTGTAAATTTAAATGGCAGCGAAAGCTGTCATTTCACTTGGTCATACTCGAATGGAACCGTCACCCCTTACTTTCAGGGCTCTTCTTTTCTTCAAAGAGCTGCTGATAAGGTTGGCGGTAACACTCCTGGCTGGCCTCGTGTAATACAGGATAACAACTACACCTCCTGGAGTATAGATGCGGAGGTTACTTCCTGTAACATATCAGGTTCGGATTCATCTCCGAATACTGGTATTGTTTCAGGTCAGTACCCTACAACTCTAGCTTCAGGAATATCATCACCAGAGGCATACTTTAATGATTGTTCTTACGTTAAATCTCGAGCTTGGGACCTTTGTGTCTCAAAACTCGAAACTCGCGTTAAGAATCAACACGTTAATGTTGCTCTCGTTGGTGCAGAGTTTCATAAGACATGCAGTACTGTCGCAAGCGCGGCTACGCGAATAGCTAATGTATTCACGCAAGTGCGTTCCGGCAAGTTTGCATCGGCTGTAAAAACTCTAACATCAGGTGGTGGCATAGGTCATGGTGGACATCGTCCGCCAGGACTTAGCTCGCCAGCTCAGGATTTTCTTGCCCTTCAATATGGGTGGAAACCTCTTCTGAGTGACGTCTATGGAGCTTGTGAAGAACTCGCTCAAGCGACTACATATCGTTCTCCAGCAAATAAGGTAACGGCTTCTGCGACTTATAGAGACAATTTTCATGTTTCTATTCCTCGTGGATACCCTTATCCTCATGCTGAAGTCGATGTGCAGTTTGAGTGTACCGCAAATGGTACCATAGAATACGGTATTGGAAGCTCAATGGCTTCCGTTGCCGCTAGCACAGGTATTATTAATCCACTCAGCGTGGCATGGGAACTTGTCCCATACTCGTTCGTTGTGGATTGGTTTTTACCTGTTGGTGCGTACCTTAACAATTTTGACTATGACAACGGCCTGATATTTAACAGGGGTTGGATTAGTCAGAAAAGTAAAGGCAAAGTGACCGTGACGCCTGGTAGCGAATCCGTATCCAGCGGTCCTGTCACCCTATCTTTTAGTGGTGGCAAGCACGTTGTTTCCGGTAGTAGCTACGAAAGGAGTGGACTCGGTGGTTTTCCATCGGTTCCTACGCCACATTTTAAAGATCCCTCTTCTCTCCTCCACGCTAGTGAAGCTATAGCTTTACTAACGACTGCATTTGCGGGAGGTAATTCCTACCGTTGATGCATAGCCGGTCTAGTTTGCTTTTGCTTACTAGGCTTTCTTTAACTAATCTAGAAGGTAACCTTCATGACCACTCTCACTCTGACGGATGCCGCAGGCACTCCGGTAAATCGGAGCTTCCCTCTCGTGTTGTCGTCTCCAGATCTTTCGATCTGGAAAGATTACGCCACGAACAGTGGAGTTCCTCAGGGCGCCGGTATCGCTTCTCTCTCCTTGAAGGAGAATCAGAATGGTACTGTGCGTTTAACAGGTAAATTGGTTCTCCCTTCAATGGAAACATTGAGTGGAGCTACCTATGCCACCAAAGCATTTGAATGCCTTGGTGACTTTAACCTGGTTTTCCCTGCTAGGTCGTCACTTCAAAATCGCAAAGACCTGAAAGCAATGTTTATTGACTTTCTGGGCGATGCGCTAGTGACCTCTGCTGTGGAAAGCTTCGTCCACCCTGTCTAAGGTTTCTTAGACTAGGTTTATGCGGGCTTTCCCGCAATAAGGATCAACAATGTTAGTTCGAAACAACATCGATTGTCCCTCTTGTGGGAAAAGTAGTCTTGTTAGACTTTCTTGTCGTTTACCTCTTAGTATTGGAAAAGTCGAATGCAGTACATGTTGTATTGATTGCGGCTTCTCCTCATCTAAGAACGTACCTG